AGTGTGTATGGTTGCAGCTGTGGGTTTGTTGGGCATTAGAATTTCAAAAATTGTTTAATCTTGGCCCAACGATCTGGTTGAAATTTACGAATTGAAAATCCTAAAAATACTGTAAACAGTAATAACATTATTAACATATCCATATTATTTTTCCTCTGGTTGTTCAGCTTCAGCTTCTTTGCCAGCTGCAATAAAATCATCTAAGCGATATTGCTTGTCTCTGTTTACCCTGGCAAATTCAGTTTCTAAATTTACCAAAGCTTTAGAAATAGGTTCTAGTTCTCTAATCAGCTGCAATTGATGTTCTGTGCACTCTGATTGTTTCCAGGATCTAACATTGCCCTCTCCATCTTCAATGTTAATGACCACTGGATCCGCTATCACTTCTTCTTCTGTTTTTTTATTTTTATCGCTCATAAGTATTAATACTCCCTTTTGTTGTTTATAAAATTTTATTATACAGAATTATCAATTAGTTCCCATTCTTGGCCATCTTCGTTCCATTTGTAATTACTGCCATCATTAGGATATGCAACTGGTGGCTGCCATAAACAGCTATTATCATCTAATGTCCATGATGGATATGGCTGTTGTTCATAAAAAGCATCTCTTTCTGCATCATAAACACCGCCTATAGAAGCAAAGTTTTTTCTTAATGGAGTTTTACCTTCTGTATGTACACCACCCATTGTGTTATAGCTTGTTTTAATCCATTTACCTGCTTCATGGTCTATGTAACTATCTACAAAATCTTGATCTGCAACTATTACATTTGTAACTATTCTATTTTTAACCTTTGCAAAATGTGCCATTTTTATCCTGTGTATGTTCCTGAGCTTGTAAATTTAATTATTTTATAATCACCAACTGTAGTGACTGTAGGTGAGCCAGTTGTTGTTCCTGAATATGAGGCAGTAGGTACTTTTAAAATGACAATTCCTGAACCACCATTTGCACCATTACCACCACTGCCATAATAACCGCCACCACCTGTTCCAGTGTTTGCACCGCCTGCCACTGGGCTTGCTCCGTTAGTGCTATTACCACCATGACCGCCTAAAGCATAGGTAACTGCAGAACCAGTAACGCTTGTTGCTACACCTGCTCCACCAACTTCATTGACACTTCCAGTTGCTGTGCCACCTGCACCACCACCGCCAGCTGCAGGATAATAAGATGAAGCAAAAAGACCGCCATCATATCCTTGCCCTGTTGTTCCTGAACCTGCTGCTGGATAAAGGTAACCACCACCGCCACCGCAACCACCATCTTTGTTATTTGATCCTTGTCTATCTCCACCCTCTCCACCACCATTAGATGTAATCGTGGTTAAGCCTGAGCCTGAAATTAATGAGTTACCACCAACGGCATTTGAGCCACCCGCACCTACTGTAATTGTATAAACTGTAGTTGGGTTTACTGTCATTGCTGCTTCAGCACTTGCACCGCGCCCTGAACTTTCACCAGATACAGATGAACGATAACCACCCCCACCTGCACCACCTGCTGCATCAGAATATGCACCTGTTCCACCCGCACCACCACCTGCAACTACTACATATTCTAAGGTGTATGCATAACCTGCTGTTTGTAATTCTCTCCACTGACCACTAATATAGCCTTCCACTGTTGATTCTGTTGTATTGTAACGAACCATACCATTTGCAGGGCTACTTGCTCTTTGTGCTGTAGTTCCTGACGGGATGGTTATAGACTCAGTGCCACTAAATGTAGGATTGTCTACAATCTTGGCAGAGGTTATAGCATCATCAACTATAGAAGCCGTAACAACTGCACTAGAAGCTAACTTGTCTGCGCTTACCGCATCATCTGCAATCTTGGCCGTAACTATGCTGCCATCTGCTATCAGCTCACTTGGTATTTTTGTGTTTGCCATCTATGCGTTCTCCAGTGTTTCTATTCGTGCTGTTAAAGCATCTATTTTAGCATCTGCTTCTTGTAAGGCTTTGACTAGCATAGGTACAAATTTTTCGTAAGTAAGACCATAATGATCTTTATCCTCACTCGCGTATGTTGTTAAGTTAGTTTCATCTTCTATTTTATGACCAAACTCTGCTTCTATTTCTTCAACATCTTGAGCTAAGAAACCTACATCTGTCCAACTTTCTTTGTGTGTGCCGTCAGGAGTATTTCCTTCTTCATATTTTGCTCGTTTATCCCACTTATAAATGACAGGTTCTAGTTTGTTAATAAAACTCAATCCCATGTCTAGTGGAGTTACATCTGTTTTATCTCGTTTATCAGAAGTCACTGTCCAAGATATTGCAATGTGAGCATTGGTATGATCAGCATTACCCATAATAATTCTATTTGATTGGGTTGTAATTGCTGTTGTGGGTTGATTTGTCCGACCTGCTGAACCACCAATAAGAACATTGTTTGAACCTGTTGTAACATCTCTACCAGCTTTCATACCAAAAAAACAGTTATAACTGCCCGTCGTGTTACTTAGTCCTGCATTCCAACCTGCGGATGTATTCCAAGAACCGCCATTGGATGTATACAAAGAACTTGTGCCTACTGCTACATTCCCCTCACCAGTTACTTCTGCCTGTAAAGAGTCTTGACCTAAAGAAGTGTTGGCTGAGCCTGTTGTATTTGCCTTTAATGCATTGTGTCCAACCGCTACATTAGTTATACCTGAAGTAATAGCAGCACCTGATCCATAACCCACTGCTGTGTTATTATCTCCTGTAACAACACCAGTCATTGCACTTCTACCTACTGCGGTATTACTCTCGCCCGAAGTTAATCCTTTTAGGGCTACATAACCAACTGCTGTATTATTATTGCCAGTTGCATTTTTAAGTGATTCTCTACCAATACCAACTGAATAACTTGTTGTTGTACCTATGCTTCCTGCTTCTTTTCCAATAAATACATTGCGAACACCTGTTGTTAAAGCTTTGGCTGCAGAGAATCCTACTGCGACATTACTAACACCAGTAGTAAGTGCTGCAAAAACATCTACCCCAACGCCAGTATTATAATTAGCTGCATCAATCGTGCCTGTAGCATCATCACCAATCATTATGGAAGATGTGCCAAAGGTTTTAAATGTAGGGCCACCTGCAGGTGCATCTTCCCAAGCAACTCCGCTACCTGTAGAGGTTAGAAGTTGTCCGTCAGAACCCTGTCCGCCATTTACCTTGAAGTTTTCACCATCTAAAATAGCTGCATCTACTAATGGAGTTGTAACAGAAGTTGTAATGGTTACAGCGTTTTCTATCTTTGCACCTGTAACTGCATCATCCGCAATCGCTGCAGTGGTGATAGCATTGTCTGCTATGACGTGTGATGTGATCTTAGTATTAGCCATCTATGAGTTCCTGTGTTACTTTTGTATTTGCCATTTTTTATTTTCCTCTTTAAGCGTTTTCTAATTGTGTAATTCGTGTTTCTAGTTCTTGTATTGTTTTTACAAGCAATGGAACAAGCTGGCTATGATCTATGCTTTGTGGGTCTACATCTCCATTTTCATCTACAGCATCTTTAATACCCTCTACTGCTGTGGGAACAATGGTTTGAACTTCGTGTGCCAAGAAGCCATCTTGCGTTTCAGTGTTACCTTGTAAAAAATTAAATCTTGCAGGTTTTAGCTGTTTTAATCTTGTGGTTGCATCCCAATCGTAAATAACATTTTCTTTTAATCTATAATCAGAAGATGTTGAATAAGTGGTGTTTGAACCATCGGAAGATATTTGACCAACTGAAGCATTTGTTGTTGATCTGAATTTTATGTGAACACTATCTGATCCCGTTCTTCGCATATACAAAACACCAGTGCTTGTAACAAAGGAAGCGTTGCCATCGCCCTTAAAAACAAAACCTGCATCTGTGCCAGATAAAGTGTCTGAGGTAGTGCCAATTAACACATTTCCACCAGCATTAATTCGCATTTGCTCTACTGCTGAAGAACCCGAGCCTGTAGTATCTGTATAAAATCCTAAAGCAGTGTCATTGCCACCCTCTCTAATTGCAGCAATATGTGCAACATCTCTCTCAGTACCAGCATCGCAGTCTCTTGTAAATGTTAATCTTGCTTGTTGGGCTGGGGTATTAGAATCTTGGAAAAGTCTAAAAATAGACTCTGATCCTGTATTGGTATTTGTAATTTTTGCCTCACCAGCATCAAATACAAAACCAGCTTCACCTTCTAAAGTATTAGCAGTACCACTACCAGTTATGATTCTGTTATCAGCATTGTTGTTAATCGTAGTACCAGCAACTGTTGAGAATGATAAAGTGCCAGAGCCATCGGTTGTTAAGACCTGACCACTTGTGCCATCGCTTAAATCAAGCTGTGTAACGCCTACTGTATTTGCTGCTGGCTCATTAACAGTTGTCTGTGTAAACATCATTACTTCGATAGCCACTGTATTAGCAGGAGCTGCATCAAAAGTTAAAGTTGTTCCTGAAACTGAGTAAGTTGTTTTGTTTTGGTAAACACCATTTAAGTAAACCTGAGTATTGTTTTCAGATTGTGGTGCTGTTGATAATGTAAAGGTTGTATCTGAGCCATCGCCTGTAAATGAATTTAGTATGACATTGCTGCCACTGATAGATGATTTAACATGATGTACAACTATGTTTCTGCTGCTAGCAGGAGCTGTATCAAAAGTTATGGTAGTTCCTGAAGCAACAAAATCAGCTTTGTTTTGGTAAACACCTTCTATAAAAGCTAATAAATTATCTTCATCTGAAACACTTGAGCTTAATGTAAATGCAGTGGTAGAACCATCGCCTGTAAAGTTGTTGGTCTCCATTGCTGAAGCACCACCACCTGAACCTGCAATAGCACCCCAAGCATCATCGGCATAACCCTCAAACTGAGCATCTTCAGAGTTGTATCTGAACATTCCATTTGCAGGTGATCCATCTCTTTGTGCTGTAGTGCCACTTGGAACTTTTATAGAGCCAGTGCCACTTAAAGTCATGTTGGCAAATGTTGGAGAATCAGAAGTTGCTACGGCCTGGCCAATAGAAATCACGCCACTAGAAACCCCAACGCCAGTGCCAGCTGTTATTAAGGCCTGCACTTCTGCATCAGTCCTTTGGGTAAATGAAAGTACGCCAGTTGATGAGTTATAGGAAAGAGATCCAGAAGCACTAATGGCAGATCTGGCCCTGGAATCAGTAAAATACAAAGCAGAGGCATCTTCTGTAATGTCCGCTGTATCTAATGCAATATTTGCGGATCCATCAAAGCTCACCCCTGCTATTGTCCTGGCCGTTGCCAAAACTGTTGCAGAACCAGCGTTGCCTGTTGTTGAGGCGGCCACTACATTCAAAGCATCAACAAAGGCTTTGTTTACCCTGGTATCAATTGCACTGTTGCCCCTGGCATCTGTGTAGTAAAGGTAGCCACTATCTTCAGTGACGTTTGATGTGTTAAGAGAAATATTTGCAGATCCATCAAATGAAACGCCAGCAATAGTTCTTGCTGTTTGTAATGTTGTAGCAGTTCCTGCATTGCCTGTCGCACTTGCGGCCACTACTGATAAGTTATCTACAAATGCCTTATCAACATAAGAATCAACTTTTGTAGCAACCCTGGTATCTGTGTAATACAAGTTGCTTGATCCTTCTGCAACTGTGTCCGTGTTGCCCTGCGTAAATGTTAGAACACCTGTTCCAGAGTTATAACTTAATTGTGTTGATCCTTCAGATATGGCCGCCCTGGCCCTGGCATCTGTGTAATAAAGATTGCTTGTGCCTTCTGCTACATCATCGCTATCTAAAACCACGGCCCCAGTTTCTGAATTAACAGAAGTTACTGGTGCAGCTGAAGCTGTAAAAGATATAACACCAGTTGAACTGTTATAAGAAATATCTCCTGTTGCTGAAATTGCAGAACGTGCCCTGGCATTAGTAAAATATAAATTTGTATTTTCGCTTAGGTCTGCGGTGGTGTGATTAGATAAAGTAGAAACCTGGCCAGTAACATTACCTGTAATTGCTCCTTCTACATTAGCAACCAATGTTCCTAATGAAGCCAGGGTTATATTGCCTGTTGCAGATCCATCTGCTGTTGTTAGCCCCAGAGTAAATTTATCTGCTGATTCATCCCAAATAAATACAGCATTATCTGAAGATCCTCTTTGTATTAACATTCCAGAATCATTAACTGGGCTGCCAGTTAAGTTTGCATTTAATTCAAATAAATTATCTTCTATTTTTAAATTGGTTGTATCTAAATAAGTTAAATCTCCATTAACTGTTAAATCTCCAGCAACTGTTAAATCATTTGCTATTGATACATCATCTGGCAGGCCAATAGTTACTGCTGCTGTTTCAGATCCTGATCCAGAAACTTCTATTTCATTGGCAGTGCCTGCAATCGTGGCAATATAATTACCTGTGGTTTTTGTTCCCAGGGCAATTGCATCATCATCAATTGTTAAAGTTAAAACTACATTACCTGAACCATCAAAGTTTTGAGCTGAAGCTGTAGCATCTCCTGTAATAGAAAAAGCTCTGGCCGTAGCTAGTGCTGTGGCTGTAGCAGAATTTCCAGAGGTTGATGCAGCTACAACATTGAGTGCATCTACAAACGCTTTATTTACATAAGAATCAATCTTAGTTGCTACTCTGGTATCTGTAAAAAATAAATTAGTAGAGCCTTCTGCTACTGTGTCTGAATTTCCCTGGTTGTAAGTTAAAACACCAGTTGAAGAATCATAAGCAAGCTGTGCAGAGTTTTCTGATATTGCGGCCCTTGCTCTAGCATCTGTGTAATACAGATTGCCAGATTCTGAAAGCTGCGATGTATTAAAAGGCGATAACGATACAACGCCAGTTAAGGTTCCAGAGGCATCATCATAAGTCCAGGTAAGGCCAGTGCCGTTTTGTATTAATGCTGAAACCCTGTCATCTGTTCTTTCATTGTTAAAAAATAAATTAGAAGATCCTTCTGTAATGTTATCTGTGGTTTTTTGGGCCAACCTGGCATCCCATCTGGCCTCTGTATAGTAAAGAGAATTCCCTTCTGATAAATCATCTGTGTCTTTGGTTGCAAGCCTGGTATCAAAAGCTGTATAGCTCCTGGCATCTGTAAAATATAAATTAGATCCTTCGCTAAGATCAGAGGTTGAATGGTTTGATATATCACTAACCTGGCCAGTGACGTTGCCAGTTAAAGCAGCTGTAACAACTCCAAAAGTTACATTGTCTGAAGTGCCAACTGATTGGCCAATAGAAAATGTAATGTTGTTGCCAGATAAAGCTGAAGTAACACCAGTGCCACCGAGTAAGCCTAAAGTTTCTGAATCAAGGTCTATAGATCCAGAATTAGATCCATCACTTACATCAAGATCTTCAGCTGTTATGGCCGCATCAACATAAGTCTTAATTGCTTTTGCTGAGGCCAGAGTATCATCGGATGTAGAGACTGAAGTTAAATCTGTGTCCAGGACACCAGATTTTAAATTATCAACTTCAATATTAGATAAAGTATTGCTATCTAAATCTATTGTTTTGTTTGTAAGTGTTTGTGTTCCAGTAAGGGTTGCAACTGTAGAATCAATAGCAAAAGAAACTGTGTTTTCTGAGCCAACTGTATCTATTCCAGTGCCGCCATTTAAAGTAAAGGTTTCACTATCCAAATCAATTGAAAGCACCCCACCGCTATCTCCCTGGAAATCTAAATCTTGGGCCGTAACCTGTGCATCAATGTATGTTTTTAATGATTGCTGTGTGGCCAGGGCTGTAGCAGAATCGCTTGAAAGATCATCTTCGTCCAAAACAGTTGTTACTGTAGATCCACTGCTAAAAGATAAGCTGGTAATGCCATTAATTGTTCCGCCATTTATATCAACTGTGTTATCAGCTGTAATGCTAAATGGCAAAGTTATCCAGGCATCGTTTCCGCTGTTGCGAATCTTCATAACTGAATTGCTAGTATCTACCCACAATTCATAGGCAAACTTGGTTGCTGGCTCTGAAGCACCAGAGTTATTTGAAACAATATCTAGGAGAGTATTATTTAGTTCCGCCCTAAAGTTTGCCCCACTCTGGTTTGCTAAATTGTAGTTCGTATTCTGAGACATTAATTACCCTTTTGTTGTTTATAAATTTTACTTTTATTAATACTTTTTCGCATATATATTTTTATTCTGGTTCTGTTGGAAAAGTTACATCAATAAAATTATCATCATCTGTATATAGCGATGGTAAATCTCTCAACGCTTGCCTGTATGTTACCCATTCTGTTTTTTTTGCATCATTAAATGGGCTGTCAATACCAACAGTCCAATCGCAATCTTGCAACATAAACAACCTTTGATTTCTTATCTTTTGTGTGGTCGTTAAAGGATTTTCTGGCGTTGGTGCGTATATAGTAGTCATTATTGTTTATTTAATTTAAGTGCTGAAATTCTTGTGCTAAAACCAGAAATGTCTGGTGTTACCCCTGGATTATCTTGTATAACCTGGCCTTCTAAAATTGCTGTATAGCTGGTGCCAGCGGCCAATGTTACTTTTCCAGCAAGTATTATAGGTTGTAGCATATTGCCACCAACTGGAGAACTATAATCAGCTATAACAGTTGAGCCAATCCTTGTTCTTGATTCTACCTGGGTTAAATTATTAATGGTTCCACCTACCATGCAATTAGCAACAATCTGATAATCCCCAGCCTCAGCTGTAGTAAATGTTGCTTCAATTAAGCTGCCAAAACTATCTCCAGATCTACCATCACCAAAACCGCTAGATCCAGAGGCCCCATTTACAACCATGGATCCAACAGATCTTGTTCCCAACTCTCCAGAAGAAACACCGCTGGCTGCTATTTTTAACCCATTAGCATCTGCACTTAGCGTTGTTCCATTTAGTTCAAGCGTTGTAGCTTTAACTGTTCCAGCTGAAATGGTGCCAGCAGTAATGGTTCCCATATCAGCTGAAATTGCCGCCAAATCGCTTACATTAATTTTTGTTGCTGTTACAGCATCTGCCAATATTTTGTCAGCGGTTACTGCATCTGTTTGTATTGTCCTGGCAATTACAGCATCTGTTGCTATTGATTCAGCAATTATATTTCTAGCCAAAATTTTAACTGTAGTTACAGAATTTGATTTTAACTTATCAGCTGTAATAGAATCATCTGCAAATTTTTGTTCAGTTATCGCACCAGCGGCAATAACATCACCCTGGATAGAATCCACGGCCAGCTTGGCATTTGTTACCGCATCAGCGGCAATTTGCAGCGTATCTACTGTTTCAGAAATAACATCAACTTGACCATCTACTGGCTTGATCCCAATAGTAAAAGTTAAGGTTGCTGGCGATGATTCAACGCCTAGCGTGTTTAAAGAACTAACGCTGGCAACATAATTAGAACCTGTTTTAACAAAGTTTAAATCACAATTCTCAGTATTAACTATTTTATTTGTAACTTGATTGTTTGAACTATCTACAACATTTACTCTATATTGATAATCTGGAAAGTCTGTAGGTTCGTTCCAAGATAAAAAAGGCCTTCCTGTGGAACTAGAGTTGCTATCTGTAAAAGATAAACCTGTTGGGGCTTTTACAGCATAAGCTGAAGGCAGGTTAGCCAACTCCTCTACCGCTTCTTGTGGCGGAACTTCCCAGGTATATACATCAAAATATTCAATTAAGCTAACAGCAACCAGTCCATTAGATTGCAATTCTAGGGCCTCAACTCTGCAAACTTTGCCACTAAAACCTAGGCCAGCATAAGTTAAATCTACAATGTCTCCGACATTTAACTTATACATTTCTGGAGTTCCCATAAACTGCATTGTTGTCTGGTTTCTGCTCCTGGTTAAAATTGCTTTGGCCATGTTGTAAGCAATATAAGGATCTGATATTAAAGGAAACTCAGCTTTAATTTCTAGCACTTCACCACCATCATCTGAGGTGTAGTTTGGCGAAGCATCATGTAAAACTGTGGCGGTATCTAATTCATATTTTTTATTAGCATTGAAAAATTCAACTATAACTTTATTGGCCTTTTTATCCTTGTTACCATAATCAACGCCTATACCAGATTCAGCAATAATGTGATTATCAGTAATACTAAATGTTGATGTACCTGTGTCCTCTATAGATAATTCATATTTTCCATCTATGTATAAAAATATGCCTCTCATGTTTGCCAGGAGTTCCTTGGCATTATCCATAACATTCTTATTGGCATCTACATAGCCATTACAATGGAATCTTTTAACCTTTGCTAAAGATGTTCCTTCTTCGGCTGCAAATGAAGAAGAAAATAAATCATTTATATAAACCAAGTATTGTGCACTTTCGTCAAAAAATTGATCTCTGTGCACCTCTTTTATCTCAGCCTCAGTAATAATTCCATTTCCGTCTGAATCATATAGGCTTAAAACTTCGCCTATTTTATTTTGGAACCAATTAGTATTAGCAAAAGTACCATCAATGGCAAAAAAATCATTACCAGATGTTGCGGTAAAAGTTGTATCTACAGCAGATCCATTAAAATATGGTTGATCTACTTTTGTATCACAAACATTTGCAGCTGCCGTAAAAGTTGACATATTTATTTGGCTAGATGTGAGGCCCTTTCCGAACTCATCGTTAACAATGTAATCCAGGAAGCATAAGGCTGGATTGTCTGAATATTTGTAAGTAGAAACAGTGCCAAATGTTTGAGTGTTATCCCTGGGATCAAAAACTTTTTTGCCTCTTACTTGCACTGTTAGCTGCGGCACTCCACGCCACATTCCTTCTTTGTCATAGCCGTAATGGGCCACTATGTAACATATACCATCTAGCCTATGTGCTGTAGTCCAGTTAGACATTGATGCAACTAACATAGGATCTGCTGTTTGTGATGCAGCCCCATGATGCAAATTCATAACATATCTATATTTTGCTGTTGGATCTGTTCCAAAAGTGCCAGCAGTAAGATTTAGGCTATTTGTTCCGTTTTGTGAAACTGTATTTAGCGATCCAGAGCCAGAAGATATTTTGTCTGAACCAATGTAACCGCCATTTCTAAATCTTGCAGAATCAGTTAAAGGGTTGCCGTCTAGTTCAATTGTTCTGCCAATAATTTCATCACATTCACCAACTGATAAAGCATAAACAACATACATATCCCTAGAATCATTGTCTGACACATCCATGTAAATAATTTGTGCACCCACCCTCCTTGTTCCATAAATAATTCCAACTTTTCCTCCCATAGAAGTTTTGTTTGCCAATATGTCTTGGCCTTTGGCAAGCATTGCCCTGGCCTGCATAAACCCTTTGACACCTACAACTAAAGTTGCTGCTGTTAGAGCAACTTGTATTTGTGTTATTAATTTGGCTTCGGCAAAGAGAGCAAAAGCAGCTTTGAAAAATTCACCAACGGCAGCAAAAAATTGCATTACATACCCCACCTAACATCTTCTTTTACTTGGCCAGCAAATTCCATGCCTCTATCGCCAGAACTAAAAGATTGTTGAGATTCATCAGAGTAGTGCCTACCCTTGGTCAAATTCCAATTTGCCCAATGGCTAGCAACAACCATAGATAAAATTGAGTTATCTATATTTTCGTTGATAGATACATTTCTTATCTGGCCAGTAAAAAAGTTAATAGCACCCACAATGCTTTCGTTTGCATCAAAGTAAGCTAAATAAACTTCTGCTGTTTTATCTGTAAATGCTCCGCTTTGCACCAGGGATCTAACTTGATCTGTAATATTTGAAAAACCAATGTTAATTTCGTTAACCTGTAATTGTCCTGTTTCAGTTGTTCCATCTACTGACAAAAAAGATCCACCAGCCTCATAAGAATTAGAATCATAAGTAACATTTGCGTACCAGTCTGTTAGCCTAATTACTGTTGATAAATTTAACTCAACCAAAAAAGCTGTTTTGGTTGCAGTTGCTGATACCTGGTTTTGTATAGCTGTTGATAAACTTCTTGGCATTATGTAATGGCCTCTCGCACATCAAATGAAATGCTGTAAAAGCCACTGGCATCTGTAACATACATGATTTCATTGTTGGCAAGATAAACAGTGTAACTAGGCTTGTTAACAGTAACAGCTTCATTATCTGCAAGTGCGGCCACCAAATTTGGAGATATTAAAACAGTTAATGCACCACCGCTATCAGAATCAATGTCAGATTGCACCATATAAATTTTGCTATGATTAGCAAATTTTATAATGTCTCCAACCTTTAAGGATCCAGTTTGATTTGCTGAGAAGCCATCTATTGCAATAGAAGCATCGCCAGCTGTATGTGCACCAGCAACCAATATATCTGTTTCTGACCTACCAGCACCTAAATTATCTAATGGTGCCTGTATAGTAAAATCTTCAAAAGAACCTTTTTGTTTTTGTAAAAATGCAAATACTTCCTGGGCCTTTTCTTGTTGCATAGGCGGCATTTGTACTGTAAATGAAAAATACTGTGCTCCAATTTGTCTAACCTGTTTGCGGCCAGACAATGTTTGATTTACCAGCGTTGGTGTATCGCTATTAAAATTTATTGTTTTAAAATTTGGATTTGTTGGAAATTGTCCAGACATTTATACAACCCCCATTTTGCCTTGATTGTTCATGGCGTTATTTATTATTGATGTGATTAAACCTTTTCTTGATGTTAATAACTGATCGAAGCCAGCCGCATCAACTGTAGAAATATTAAAGTTAACTGTTGCTGGTGCATTGTTGTCCTGGCCTTTAGTGTGATCTATAACTGTTTCGTTTGGATGTAGTATTGCTGGAAAACCGCCTTTGCCGTCCACCCCTCCTGCCCTGGCTCCCATTCCTGTATAGCCACCGCCATCTGCTGAAAAGAGATCTCCAAAACTTCCAAATGCAGATCCAAAACTACCTATTAATGGTTTTAAAATCATTTGTTGTATTGCAATTCGCATTAATTGCTCAACTACATAAGTTGCAAAATCTTCAAATGATAATTTACCTTTTTTAAGACCATCAACAATTGCATCTTCAAATTTTTTCATTGCAGCAACTGCTGTTGTTTCTAGTGTTCTGGTTAAACCTTCTTTGCCTAATAAATCTTCAAATTTTTGTAATGGGCTAAGTGCATCAACAAAAGAATCGCCAAGTTTATTTGTGCTATCACCTGCTGCATCTGTTCCAGCTCTCAAATCATCAATGCTTAATTTGTAGCCTCTTACTTTGTTTGCAACAACTTCTGCCTGTTCACCAAAATTACTTGTTTCTTTGTTTAGGTCTTTTAAAGCAACATCATTATGCAAAAGCATTAATTCTAAATCACCTAACTCATCTGCAAATTTTCTTGGCATGATGCTCATCAATGCCTTTTGAAATTCTAAAAATTGGATCTCAGTCTCTTTAAGTTTGATTCTTATATCTGTAAAGACTTTAAAAATGTTATCGCCAAGATCTCCTAAAGCTTGTATGCCACCAGCAACACCTTCAATAATGCCATTAGCAATTTTTAAGCCTAAAGCATCCATGCCGCCAGCATCAGCTACTATTTGTTTAATTTTTTTTGAAATTGTTTCCTGCATCTTTTCAAAGACTGGCAAGAATGATGTTGTAATATTGTTTACAAAGGATCCAAGCTGCATTTTTATAACACCTACAGCATCATTAAATTGCTCGGTTCTTCTAATTACTTTTTCGCTAAGTACAATGCCTAGCTCTTTTGCTCTGGTAATAAAATCTTTTAAGCCTCTATTGCTGAGATCTTTAATAGCACCAGTTAAAACAACACCTTGCCTACCAAATAAACCAGCCAAAGCTGCTGCCCTGGTTGTTTGATCTGCCATGTTTGATACGCCTTTTGCTGTCTCAACTAGCAATGTATCAAATGATTTCATGTTGCCGTTAGTGTCTTTTAATTCAACGCCAAGATCTTTAAAAATATCTGCTTGCGTTTTTAGGCCCCTGGAAGCATCACCAACACTTCTAGCAAATTTAATAAGTGCTGTATTTGCACCTTCAACAGTTGTACCAGATTCTCTGGCCGCAAGATGAAACGCTTGCAATGTATCTGTAGCAATTCCTGTTTGTGTAGAAGTTTTACCCAAAGCATCAACCGCATCAAAAGATTTATTAACAATTAAAGCTAATGCACCAGCTGCTGCTGTTGCTGCAATACCTACAGCTGCAATTCCTTTGGTTGCACCTGCGGCAGCTCCACCAATAGATTTAAGGCCACCAGTTACAGAGGTAAAAGCAGCTTTTGTTTTATTAACAGCTGTTAATTCAATCTTTACTTTTTTATTTGCCATGCTTTCTTCTATCTTCTAATATTTCTAAATAAGCAATCCAGCCTTGATATTCCTGAACACTAATTTGCTGCAATTCCTCTAAGGTTTTACCTAGCTTTTCTGCAAGGCTGTATTGCAGAAATAAATTAGCATCCTCTGTTAGTCCTTTTTTGTTTCCTCAATAGGCTCTTGCCCCATAATCTCCTGGGCTACTCTAACTAACACCTCACGATCAACTTTATTTAGAAGTTTATTTTTATCGCCAATATCAAATAACTTTTCCCCTTCGCTACTCAATGCCTTAAAAATTAATACATAAGCCATCATCGTTAGATCATCTTCCTGGCTCATTTTGTAGAGTTTAGAAGTTTCACTAAGCGTTAATGGCTTGCTGTATATTTTTAAAGGTTCATCGTCTTGGCCCCATTCTGGAACCAGCGTTACTCTCACATCTTGAGCCTCAAAATGTTTTACTGCGTTATCTATTACTGACATTTTTTATACTGTTGTAATAGTTAATGCACCTGAACCCTGGAAGCTAATACTTACCTCAACCAATCCATCGTGTGAACCAGATACTGTTTTACCAGTAATGATTGCAGATCCGCTGTAATAAGTATCGCCACTATCAGCACCTTCTGGGTATAAGTTAAGAGTTATGGTTGAACCAATACTCATGGCCACCTGGCCAGTTGTATCTGTCTCATCCCAAAAACACTCAACTGATCCAGAGAAGGATGTCAGTGAAGATTCGTATGTTTTGGCACTATCACCCATTGATGTGGATTCTATTGTGTCCGCAGTTTCATCAATTGAATATGATTTAACCTCGGCCACAGTTGCTGTGCCAACTTTTACAAGCCCTTCCGAGCCTTTATGTATCGCCATTTTCTTTTACCTCGGCTTTCGCCTGTTTTTTTGGAGAAGATTTAGTTTCCTGGATTGCTTCTCCTTTCCAACCCTTTTTCAACAAATACTCAACCCTCGTAGGATGTGCATCTATAGAACTTGAACCATCTGGTGAAATCATTTTCATAATTTACTCCTGGTTAAACTGCCACATCTGGATTTTGCTCCTGGACATAGTAGCTAGTTAAAAAAATCAAAGTTCCAAAGGCCAAAGGCCGTTCTCCCTCTGCATTAAATTCAATTTCAGTAGATTCTATGTAGCAATCTTTGGCCTTCCCAGATAATGTGGGATCGGCTGCAATTGCTTGCTCTACTTCTTTACAAACAGTGTCCAGAGTATCTTCAAAATTAGTTGTACTCTTAACATAGGCCTCAACAACTAGGCTAAGCGTTCTTTCGCTTGTTCTGTTTGGGCCAATCTCTATTGGCTCGCTATCTTCAGATTTTGTATAAACCAAAATCGCTGGCAGGTTGCCATCTTCCAGGGGGTATACCCTGGAATCAAACACATTAGATCCTGTAGTTGTTAGACCAGTTAATTGCGTTACCACCTGGTTACGAATTTGCTGCCTTACATGATCTGCCATTATTGTTCCTCTAATACCAGGGCCGTGAAACCCTTGTTATCTTTTTGCACATTAACAATCTTGTAATTTGTTGCGGCCTTCAGAATATTGCCGTTTACATCTTTGTAGGCACTCACCGCCAAAGTATCGTTATGTGTAACATTTGGGATATCTACAGATCTGCAATATGCGATGGGCTGCACGGCCTCAACGCCAGATCCTTCATCCAATTCAACATACTCCTCATTTAAAATTAAATTTAGAGATGTATTAACTCCATTCCTGGTGTATGTAGCACCCAGGCCGTGTCCATAAGTAGGATCTAAATATGCTGCCATATCTGATTCTGTCTCATATCTTATTTGGCTCATTAAGCGGCCTCTAAAACTAAAGTTAACATTCCCACATTATCTGGTTGCACTTCTACTACTAGGTAAGTGGTTGCAGGTTTAATTACATTGCCTTGGTCTGTGGTTACCGCATCAACAATTAATTTATCTTGATGTGAAATATATGGTGCATCGCTGGCTTTCATTGTTGCCCTGGGCTGATAACCCTCGGCTGCAACGCTGTTGCCCTCAATTGCAAAATAATCCTCATCCATAATTAAACTAATGTTTTGCGAAGCTCCAGAATCTATATCAAACCAGGTATCTATTAATCCTGGCCTAGAATCCCAAAGCGTGTCTTGCACTTCAAAGAAAGTTCCAGTAATTCCAAATCCTACTGTTGAATCAACATAGGAGCTAAAATCAGCTGCACTTTCCAGGGCCATTACTTGCTCTTAGTTCTTTTTTTTGGAGCAGGTGTATCGGATGTTTTAAGGCCTACAGATCTATCAACTTTTTTTGGTTTTGGCTTTGGCTCAACGTATTCCTGGGCCTTATTGCAATTAACCAAAATGATGCCTTCATCAACTGTAACCTCAACAACATCTCCAGGGTTAACCCTCTGGCCGTTAGATACTGTTGCTCTTGTAATTAAATATTTTTTCATTTCTAAGTTGGGGGCGTTGCCGCCCCCATTCCATTTAAGCATTACTTAAAATTAGCCGTCATTAGCTAAAATGAAGCTCTCTGGATGCCTTACAGCAATATCCATGTTCTGGAGAGCAACAATTCTTACTGAGCCAGTTGTTGAAAGTGAATAAGGATCCACAGTCAAATCTAACCCTGAGAAGAAACCAATTAGCAAATCAGCAAAGTTTCCGAAGTAGAAATCACCAGAAGTAACTGCTTGAGATCTGATTACATCGTAACCATTCACTCTGCCATCTGGAGAAACAAGAAACTGTCCAGAACCAGAGTCCTTGGATGTTACTTTCATTGTTCCGTATTCAGAAGGAGTACAGATATATCTGAGGTTTCCAAGTAGTGCATTATCAGCAGCAATGTCTGATTCTAAGCCTACGATCTCAGCCCAAGTTGGATTTGCAGCTGCAAACGTACTTGTGTTGATTCCAGAAGTGTTGCGAATTCCTGTAGGTTGTCCAGAAGATCCAGATCCCATTAATCCACCAACATCAATTGCCTGTGCAATACCTTTAGCCAAATCATCTCTGATTAAGTTTTCAATAGAAAGTGAGCTTTGACCTAAAAGAAGTCTTGTTGCATCTGTAAATGCACCAACTACTTTAGGGGCCATTGTGACACTACCAGTTGTCATTTCTGACTCACTAGCAGCAGAGCCTTCTGTTGCAATCCAACCAGCTGAGCTAGCGGCTGTCTTTTTGGGAACAGTAACATTCCCTTTAAGTCCATTAAGAACTGTTGCACCAGCTTGCATGACTGTTGATGCGTTTCTTAATACATCAATAAAGTCTCCGCCTCTGTAGTCTGGAGCAATAAGAGTTGAATCATCAGATGAGTTCATATCTCTTGACCAGTTTCTAAGCACATCGCTAGGAAGCATAATTCCCTGTGAAGTTTTACCTTCAGCAGCAGCAGCAGCGTTAGAACATTCAAATTCAAATGCAGCATCTTCTTGAGACCTGCGATCTGTTGGATTTGCTAAAGCTCTTATAGCTTTTACAACACTGAATCTTTGTGTTTCTTTAGGGGTTAAGCCAATTTCATTTGGAGTTTCCAAAGGAACATCATTAGATATTTGATCTAATAGTTGTCCTCTAAAATCATCTACTGAAAGTTGATCTTGAATAGCTTGATTACCTAAATCTCTTTTATTGTGCTTAGCAGCAAGATCTAAAATCTCTTTTGAGTTTTTAGCAAAT